GCTTCCTTTGCAATCTTGATACCATCGATGCCTTGATTGTTTACAACGGACAATCCACCGCCACCATAACGATCCATGTATGCTTTATCATAATAGATGTAAAAGTCTTCGACTTTAGTTACAACAGGAACTTGCGTCGATGGGTCTTTTACTTTATCAATTTTTTTGATCTTCTTGATCTTCACCGCATCAACTGCACGAAGTTCCTTGATACCCTTTTTGGTAGCAGCAGGATCTACTATGATGTGATAATACAATCTACCATCGATATACCATCGCCTGAAGATTTCATAACCCTTGTTTGCAAAATTCAGTAACCGAAGAACCGTATTAAACTCTTCGGTCACTTTATCCTTGATTGTATCTGTTAGATTAGACTGATCAAGTCTAAGTTTTACGGCGGGATAATCCAACTCATAAACGATAGCTTCGTTTAGAATATCTTCCATTGCCATTTCAATTTCAGCATGAGCTGTCATTGAACGATACTTAATTATCATCTCAGCATCATTACGAACTGCACCATCTAGATCTAGATACTGTCCGTAATGTCCACCACCACCAACAACAGTAGACCCATCATCGACCTCTGGTGGGACAAATGATGGGTTTACTAGTGTACCATCTGGTTGGATGATGGTACTATCTAAGTCTTTATTGTTCTTCCCGAATGAGAAACCAAATAAGTTCGGCATATCACTTCCTTCATTTTAAAATATATCAAAGACCGGCGTTGTTGACATCAATGTTGGGACCATCAGTAAACGGTTGATGTGTCCAGTACTGGTATTGCCAAGTAACGGAGAACTCTGATAAGGCGCCTTCTGCATCATTTGAGAGATCAATTGCACTGATGTCTGATGGCCAACAGTCTTGGAGTACCCAAGGTTGACCAATGATTTCTCCTGCCATGTTCAGTTGACGAATTTCAACAATACCAAACAGAGTGCTTGGATCTTGCTGACCTACGTTCGAAGCGAACCCCTTCATAGCGTTCGCCCACTCTTCAAAGAATCCACGAATCTGCATGTCTTGATCGTTGTACACGGTCATGGTCCATGGCTCGAATGTTCTCTCACCGATGGTCTTGAATCGGGTTCCACGGAAGGGAACTTCGATTGGTGCAATGGTAGAAGCTGGGATCTGACCAGCTCTTACAAGAACAGAAAGGTTCTGTCCGTTATCACCGAACGGCAGGGCAGGAACATTAACTCCTGAAGCCGTTCTGTTAACGGTGATTTGGAAGAGATTACTTCTTACACCACCCTTAAGAACTTGTTTAATCTGATCGACTTTTAGTGAAGGCATTTGGGACTCCTAGTTTCTTTCTACTTTATTTATACGAGATTTTTAAAATCAAGCACCAATTTCTTCAAAGTCTACACCAGTTGGAGTAGCGATAAAGTTCAGAGTAATAAAGTTGATGGAACGGGCTGGTTTGATGTAGATGTCTGCAACAAATTCGTTTCTATCAATCACGACTGGTGTGTTGTTTGATTCGTCACAAACAACCTTGAAGTCAAAGATACCTCTTCTTGCTTGAACATCTCTGAGGAATGGTTCGACCAAGTTGCGGAAGGACGCTCTTGTAAACTCATCATTGAATTCGAAGAGTGAGAACTTCGCAGCAGTGGCGATTGATTTCTCAAGAATGTTGAACAGACGACGAACATTGATTCGGTCAAATGCACTTGGTTTCGCAAGCATGGTCTTGTCACCAAACAGGACTACACCTTCCGATTCGAAGGCAACGACTGGGTTTACTCCCTTGACGTAGAGAGCATCACGGTCAGCCTTGTTGGGACTGTATGCAAGTTTAATTACGTTTCGTAGTCTACCACGGTTGAAACCGGCAGGAGAGAACCAAGGTTCTGAATCCTGATCAGATGCAACCATGAGACCGGCGATGTCACCGTTTAGTGGGACATATCGGTATACATCGTTGTATGGATCGTAAACTAGTTTCCAGCCACTGTCCATGACAGCGAAGGATGACTTAGTTGTGATGGCAGCTGCATCGGTGAGAATGGCCGTGGCCTGTCCTGAACTTTGTTCCACAACCGCATCGGAATCTGGTGATAGAGTTACGATGCAATCTTTTCGTCTTTCGGCAATAGCGACGAGATTGTTCTTTAGTGCGGTATCAGCTGGGCCGGAGATGAGGAAGGATACATCTCTTTCTTCTGCGTTATCGAAGATAGCGTCGTACTGAAGAGTAATTTCAGTTGTAGAACCACCTTCACCACCAGCAGCGGTGCCTCCCGTTAACGCAACACCTTCGCGGATTTTTGCTTCAGCTGCACTACCAGCATCAAAGAAGGCACCGAATGAGGCTCCGGCGTCACCGCCGTAAACTTGACCAATTGTTTCGTTTAGACCTCTTGGAGTTGTTTGTTCAACGGCCTTTGTAACTGCGACGTATTCCGAAAGATTGTTGATTCGGTTGCGATAGTAGTTGGTTGATCCGTCTGGAAGTTTAGCGTCGGTCGCCTTTGAGACAGCTTCGTAGATTTCAAGTGGAGTGTTCTTTGTTCCAGTGAGTTTACCATCGGCATCAAATACTAGAACGTGAAGTTCGTCATTGAAACCAGTTGTAATTCCAGTAGCGTTCTGAGCTTTCTGTGATGTGTCTGGTTCGTCGCGGAAGTAAGCGGCCCATAGACCTGTTTCTCCAGTCGGCCCCCAGCTGGCAAATGTACCAGCATCGAAAGCCGAAGTTCCTACTGCAGCACTGTCCCAAACGGCAACGCCGATTGAGTTACCAAGTTTACCGGGATATCTTGCAACGAATGTTCCGGAATCATAGTCTGCACTCTGTAGAGCACCAGTTGTGG